AGACCCAAAAATATTGAGACCCAGAAATCTTCCGTTAGATTTAAAACAAAAAATCGCAATGTCAGTTAAATCTGTGTCAGAATATCATTACACCGATTTAATGCAAAATGGCAGTGAGGATGATTTTAATCTGGCAATAGAATATTTTGATGATCTAGATAGGTCAAGAGGAACTGATTGGCGATCAACTTTCCCAGAAGTTGCAAAATACGCAAATTGACATTATCTAAATAACGTGGTATCATGCCTTTGGGTGATACCCGTTTACGTAAACAAATCATTTGAAGTATATTCATGGCAAAAGGATTTAAAGTGGTTACAAAACCACCCACATCATCTTCTAATAATTCTGACGATTTTAATTTAGAAGAAGCAAAAAAAATGATTAAGGACAAAAGCATTGTCTTTTGTCTTCCTGGTAGAGGAGTTTCATATACATATCTCAAAAATTTTGTACAACTTTGTTTTGATCTCGTACAAAATGGAGCTTCGATCCAAATTTCACAAGACTACTCTTCAATGGTTAACTTTGCCCGTTGCAAGTGTCTTGGTGCTAATGTTCTTCGTGGTCCAGATCAACTTCCTTGGGACGGTAAGTTAAAATACGATTATCAACTTTGGATTGATAGTGATATCGTTTTCAATGTTGATCAATTCTATCGTCTTGTATGGATGGATAAAGACATTGTTTGTGGTTGGTATGCTACCGAAGATGGAGTAACAACATCAGTTGCACATTGGCTTGAAGAGGATGATTTTAAGAACAATGGCGGTGTTATGAATCATGAGATGGTTGATGGCATTCAAAAGCGTCGTAAACCATTTACTGTTGACTACACTGGATTTGGATGGACACTAATCAAGCATGGTGTATTTGAACATTCAGAGATGAAATATCCTTGGTTTGCTCCTCAAATGCAAGTATTTGATTCTGGTGAAGTTCAAGATATGTGTGGTGAAGATGTTTCATTCTGTTTAGATGCAATCAAGGCAGGTTTTGAAATTTGGTGTGATCCTGTCTGCCGTGTTGGTCACGAGAAGACACGAATTATCTAATATAAGTAGTAGTAATTTGTGTCGAATTACACATGGAAAAATACGATATATACTGTCAGGGGAGAAAAATTTATTCTTCCGTAACGGAAGGAGAAATGATGGAGATCACGCAAGAACTTGCTGATCAGTTTTATCAAAATGGTACTCCCCATCCTGACGATATCGTGGTAGAATATCTTGGTTACGACGTTGAATAAATCATGGGATTAAAAAAATCTTCGAATGGTTCAAAAATTATTGAATCATCTCCAAAAAATACTCGTCAGGGACGCTCAAAAAACACAAAAATTTCTGCGACAAGTAGAAATCGTGCTGGAAAGCGTTACAGAGGTCAAGGAAAATAATTCATAGTTAATAAGTTGGTTTGAATTCCACTTCACATCATTTATCGAAGATGGAGTTTATCCATACAGACAATAGAATATGTTTATCAACATTATTAATGTCATTGATGGTAACATCAGCAGTGATAAAATTAACTGACGCTTCAATAACTATTGATAAATTATTATCGTTATATAAAAAATAAAGTATACATAAGACAGGAGAAATCTCCTGTCTTTTTTTTTGTTTTATGGCATATCTAAATCACAACCTTCCCACATTTACTTGTTATATTCGTAATGAGTTTCTTTTCAATCATACAAAAGGATTTGGAGAAGTAACTTTATGTGATGTACATTCAGTTGCATCATTGGAAAAACATGTTCCTCTTTTTGAGGCATTTTTAGAGAATGGTGTAAATTGGACAAGAAGACCAATACATGCTTTCTGCTGGAAACCAGATGCACCTGTTCCAAAACTTGAGGAGTGTATGTGGTGGGATTGTTTTTCTCCTTATGTTGATGTTCAAGTCCGTTCAAGACTTGCAAACTTACGTGCCGAACTTATTAATTTTCGCGGAGAAAAAAATCAGGGAACATATATGTTTACTTTAGATTGGTCATGGGAGTCTAAGTCTACCTTAAATACCAATTTTAGTGAAACTCCAGAACATAAATGTGCCCATTTCTTTAAAATGGATAATGGAAATTTCTATGCATATCCAAATAACAAAATTATTTGGTATGATGATGCTTGGACAAGAGATAGAATTAATAAAAATCCAGGATACATAATTGATTTGACTGAGTACTCAGTAGAAAATTTGAGACAAATTGAAACTTCAGATGATTTCATGTATGAAGTCAAACATTGAGCGATAGAAACCGCTATAAAAGTTCTGATTAACTACAATCAGAATAAAAAATGGAAGTTAAAGAGCAAAAAACTCACAATTTAATTATTCAAAATAAACTTCATGAAAAAATTCGTAATGATGAAGACTATGATGACTGGGAATATGGAACAGAACCTAGTTATGGAATGCCTATAAATACGAATAAATAGACGAAGATCTTATAAACAGTGCCTCTTCAAAAAATTTCTAGGGGTTTCAAAGATATTTCTTTATCAATGAAACGCCATCCAGTTACGAATGATATTCTTCCTTTAAAGAATGAGGATGCTATTAAGCGTTCTGTTCAAAATTTGGTAAGAATTCGAGTTGGAGAGGTATTTTTTAATACTCTAATTGGAACTAGAATTAGTGGGGCACTTTTTGAATTAGCAACAACTGATTTTACTGATCCAATAAAGACTGAAATTGAAACAGTAATAACAAATTTTGAACCAAGAGTTCTATTAAAAAGCGTTGAAGTTGATCCAGATCCTGATAATAATGCTTTAGACATCACGATATCTTATGACATAGTTGGTTTATCAACGCCCACACAAACAATTACATTCATCTTAGAACCAACTAGACTATAATGGCACTAACACAGTTCACAAATCTAAATTTTGAGGATATAAAAACCTCAATTAAAGACTATTTGAGAGCGAATACTAATTTTACAGATTATGATTTTGAAGGTTCTAACTTATCTGTAATCATAAATTTGCTTGCATATAACTCTTACATCACTGCATATAACACAAATATGGTGGTGAATGAGAGTTTTATTGATTCTGCAACTTTGCGCGAAAACGTTGTATCTCTTGCACGCAATATTGGATATGTTCCAAGATCAAAGAGAGCAGCAAAAGCATCAGTTGGATTTTTTATTAGTGGAATATCAACATCGGTAGATACAATTTCATTCCAACCAGGAGTTATTGCAAATGGAAGCGTTTCTGATGTAAACTACATCTTCTCTTTACCAGAAAAAGTAACCGTAGCAGCGGAAAATGGTACTTCTTTTGGTACGTTAGAAATTTATCAAGGACAATATCTAGAAAATTCCTGGACAGTTAATAATTCTCAACCAAATCAACGTTACATTATTCCAAATGATAGCGTTGATACTTCAACTTTGCGCGTAAGAGTAAAAAATACATCTACAGATACTACTTCCACTGAATATAAGTTAGTAGATAACATTCTAGGAATCACTTCAACGTCAAATATTTACCTAATTCAGGAAACATCTGACGAAAAATATGAAATTTTGTTTGGTGACGGTGTTTTTGGTAAAAAACTAGAGTCTGGAAATGTAATTAATGTCTCATATATTAAGACAAATGGAAAAGATGGTAATGGGGTCTCTGATTTTAGGTTTGCTGGAACAATTTTAGACGAAAATAGCGCCACTGTAACTTCGTTTACTGCCGATTTAAGCACACAATCACCATCAGAGAATGGTGATGAGATAGAAGCAGTTGAAAGTGTCAAATATTATGCTCCAAGACTGTATTCATCGCAGTATAGGGCAGTAACTGCAAGTGATTATGAAGCGATTTTACCAACAATATATCCAAATATTGAAAGTGTTAGTGCTTATGGTGGAGAAGACTTAGTTCCTCCTCAATATGGAAGAGTTTTTATCGCAACAAAACCAAGAAACGGATCATTTTTATCGGATTTTACAAAAAAACAACTTTTACAGTCGTTAAAAAATTATTCCGTTGCTGGAATTGTTCCAGAATTTATAGATCTTAAGTATTTGTATGTAGAAATTGATAGCTACGTGTACTACAATGCAAATTTTGTTGGGGATACTAATAATTTGAAATCTGATGTGGTTTCTGCAGTTACTTTATATGCAAAGAGTTCAGAATTAAATCAATTTGGTGGTAGATTTAAATACAGTAAAGTATGTTCATTAGTAGATAGTGTAAATACTGCAATTACGTCAAATATTACAACAGTGAGAATTAGAAGAGACTTAGTTGCAAAAATAAACAATCCAACACAGTATGAGTTGTGCTTTGACAATCAGTTTTATGCTGGAAGAAATGATTATAATATTAAAAGCACTGGATTCAATGTTTTAAATGTAGATGGTACTTGTTACTTCTCAGATAAAGTTATCAATGGATCTAATATTGGAAATTTATTCTTATTTCAAATAATTTCAGACGATGAGATTAATATTCTTTCAACAAAATTTGGAACAGTCAATTATAGCACTGGTGAAATCCTTATAGATACTGTAAATATTACTGCAACAAGTTTACCAGATAATATTATTGAAGTTCAAGCAATTCCACTGTCAAATGATGTTCTAGCGAGAAAAGAATTGTATTTACAATTAGATGTTTCTAAGAGTAACTTCTATATGAAACAGGATAGCATCTCATCAGGTGCAAATACTTCTGGAACAAGATTTGATACGCAGTCAAGTTACCAAAACGGCAAGAAAACAAGATAAGAAATGATTGAAACTTCCCTATCCAAAGTCAAAATCAATGAAATCATTCAGAGCCAAATTCCTGAATACATTGATGTCGAAAATCCTTACTTTGGCGAATTCCTAAAGCAGTATTATTATTCTCAGGAGTATCAGGGAGGTCCAGTTGATATTGCAGATAATTTAGTTGAGTACAAAAGTCTAGATTATCTAAACTCACAAAATCTTATTGGATTTACATCACTAACATCTTATATCAGTGGTGTTGACGAAACCATTTATGTACAATCAACAGATGGTTGGCCAAGACAATGGGGTTTGTTGAAAATTGATAATGAGATTATTACATATACTGGAATCGGATCAACATCATTTACTGGCTGTGTCCGTGGGTTTAGTGGAATTGAGAAAAATACTAAAACCAATCAACCAGAGTATCTAACATTCAATTCTAGTGGAATTGCAACTCATGCATCACAAGCAAGAGTTGAAAATCTAAGCAATGTTTTTCTAAATGAGTTTCTAAAGAAACTGAAAACACAAGTTCTCCCAGGATTTGAGGAAAGGAGTTTATATGGAAATCTAAATGAAAGTAATTTCATCAGACAAGCAAAAGATTTCTATAAGTCAAAAGGAACAGAAGAGGCATTCAAAATTCTCTTTAAAGCACTGTATGCTGAAGAGGTTGAAATGGTTCAACCTCAGAAATTTATCATCAAACCGTCAGATGCAGATTATATCAAAAATGATGTTCTAGTATGTGAATTGATTAGTGGTAATCCAAGAAACATTGAAGGACAAACTCTATTTCAAGATACGAAACCATTACAAACAAGTGGATCTATCTATGATGTGGAAAGTGCTATCATTAATGGAAAAACATACTATAAAATTGCAATTTCTAAAGAAACAACAATTGGTAAATTTCTTCAAGTAGGTAAAACCTTTGTCACAAAAACCACTGGTTTTGGATCTACTATTATATGTGTAGATAGTACAGTTGGATTTGGAACAACTGGAAATTTATCATTCGAAAATATTCAACTATCATATTCTGATAAAAATTATACACAATTTTTAGGTGTTTCTGGAGTTACAACCACTGTAAGCATTGGTTCGACAATTATTGCGTCTGGATTAGAAGCATATTCATATGAGGATGGAGATTTAGATCAACCTGTAACTCTAAACATTTTAGGTGCAATTAGTAAGTTTAATGGAGAAGCATTAAATCAACAATTGAACAGTGAGATTAATGTAAGTACTTTAGGGATAGAGCAAAAGGATAGAAAATTTTCCTCATGGATTTATAATACTCCAACAAAATATATTGTAGATTCAATTACATCATTGGGATCTAACGTTTATGAATTTAAGTTCTTCACTGATCATGTATTGTATGTCGGTGATGTTCTTGATATTGTAGATGAAGATAATGCTGTAATTATTGGAACTTTATTGCAAGTAATTAACAATAAAGTTATCCAAGTAAATTCTCCAGCATTAGATCTATCTAAAAAATACTTTGTAAGAAGACAATTAAAGACAAATCTTAACTACACTGCAGATGTTCAGAATACATATTCGTCAAACTCTGATGTTTATGTTGCTTCAAATAGTATTCCACATTGGAATATAAATCCACAAAAGAGAATTAGGAATTTTACTAATTCTGGCATTACAACAGACACCCAAGCAATTCAAATAACGGACCATCATTTTAATGATGGTGAATTAGTTGTATACAATCCAGCAAGCACAAATAGTTCACTTTCTGGATTGAGCACTGGACAATCATACTATATTAAAAAAATTGATGAC